GAGACTGAATTCTCTGGTTAAGCTAGAGCAGTTAAAGGAAAGCGTTAAAGCAGAAATGGAGAGAAAAGATGGGTAAAAGTATGCTGAACAGAGAAGAATACGTAGTAGGCGGTTTAACTAAAGCACTTATGCCTGTTGTAAAAAAAGTAGCTAAAGTATTTACAGAAACTGATTCAGAAAAAGAAATAAAAGCTAAACTTAATACAGTTATTGATAAAATTGAAAATGCTCCTTTAGGAAGTTCAAAAAAAGAAATCTTTAAAGAAATTGCAGAGGAAGAAGACGTAGCTTTAGGTTTTGTAAAAGATGCAGATAAAATTAATAGTTATAGATCAGGTGGCGGTAAAGCTGATTCTTTACTAGGAGAAGTTGCCGCAACAGTCAGAGCTATGGTAACAAAGCCTACCTCTGGTCAGGCTGATGCTGAAGCTTTAGGAGGGCCACCAACTACTAGGTCAGCTAGAAGAGGTAAAGGATTTGCAGCTTTAGGTTCAGCTGTAGGCGCAACATTACTGGCTGTTCCAACTACTTATCTTACTACTTCTTGGTTTATGCGTAATGATAAAGAACCTACGCCTAAAGAAGCTTCAGCTTTTGAAAAAGCTTTTAGTAAAGCCCATAACGCAGGTAAGGAAACATTTATGTTTGAGAATGAAGAAGGAAAAATTATAGAATATACTACTGATGTCAGAAAAGGAAAAGCAGAAGGCGGTGACGTTAGTGCTGATGAAGAAAGACAGAATAAATATAATAGTGAAGTACTAGCAGCTTTTGCTAAAGACCCTGACAACCCAATACTTAAAGATATTGTAAAAAGTATGTCTCCTAAAGAGCGTACTGAGGCTGAACGTTACGAAGAACCGACCAGAAATAAAAAAGCAGAAGGCGGTTCAATGCTAGTACCACCTGAAATGGATATGCCAGTAGACACTTTCACTCCAGAAGAACAAGCAAATGCAGAATCATCTCAGCTACCAGATGATGAAATGGAAGATGGCTACATGGACTATGTACTAGGAGAATCCCTAGACGATGGTGAACAAGAATATTTAATGGGAGCTTTGGAATCAGATCCAAGGCTTAGTGAGATTTTTGATAAGGTCGTAACGACTGCATCAGAATTTTCGGGAGCTGGAGAAGTCGAAGGCCCCGGAACAGGTGTCTCAGACTCAATACCTGCGCGATTAAGCGATGGTGAGTTTGTAGTCACAGAAGAAGCCACTAGTGAAATTGGAGCAGACAACCTTCAGACAATGATGGACGATGCCGAAAGAAAAGCTAGTGGAGGTAAAGTCGGACTCGCAGGAGGAGGTCTGCTAGGAAATCCTAGTCAACCGTTGGAAGAAGAGGATGAAGATCTTGTAGCTCAGTCTATGATATCTGCTAATCAAATGCCAAGCCTTATGGGAGGAAGACGGTAATAAAACAATAGTACGGCTACCTTGTAGTATCAAGCCCCAGATTTTAAAGACGTTTGAAATTGGCTACCTTGCAAGAAACAAGCCCCGTAGAAAAGGAGAGAACCATGTCAGAACAGGCATACGAAGAGGAAGAAGTATCAAATCCATATAATGCACGTAAACCTTGGCACAAGCAGGAAAGAAAGCAAACACCTAGCGCGGCTGAGAGTTTGTATTATGAAGATGATAACGAACCTCAACAGCAGAAGGCCACCCGGAAAAAGGCCCCTTCTTCTGAGGATGAACCAAGTACTAATTATAAGAAACGCTATGATGATTTAAAGAAACATTATGATCAGAAGCTTTCAGAGTTTAAGCGCACAGAGCAAGAACTTAGAGATCAGGCTAAAGAAGCTGAACCTCAGTATCAAGCTCCTAAGTCTCAAGAGGACTTAGACCGCTTTAGAACTGAATACCCTGATCTATATGATACAGTAGAAACTGTAGCTCATATGAGAAGCCAACAAGAAGTAGAAGCACTACGATCTAGATTTTCTGTTATTGAACAACGGGAAGCACAGATTGCAGCGCGAGAAGCTGAGTCGGCTCTTCAAGAAAGACATCCTGACTTTGATCAAATCAGAGGAGACGATAGCTTTCATGAGTGGGCACAGGAACAACCTGATCAGATACAAGATTGGATCTACAATAATCCTAATAATGTTACTTTAGCCGTTAAAGCTTTAGATCTTTATAAATTAGAAACTGGTAAAGGACAGGGTTCTCGCAAAAGACGTTCAGGTAACAGACAGCCGCAAGGTGGTTCTGCAGCAGATATGGTATCTACTAAAACAACCAATGTAGATGCTAAAGAAGCTAAGATCTGGACGGAAAGTGAAATAGCGAAAATGTCCCTTGATCAATTTGATAGACACGAAGAAGAAATCAAAATTGCTATGGAAGAGGGAAGAGTTCGCAGAGGATAATCTTTTCTACTTAGGAGTAATATAACATGGCTTATAACCAATCAGACCAATTTTTTGAACAATCTACAGACACCAACGGTAACTTTGGTAACTCTGTATCAGGACAAACTAACTCGTTTTTCCTACCAAAAGTATATTCAAAGCAAGTACTCAACTTCTTTAGGAAGTCTTCAGTAGCGGAAGCTATTACGAACACTGACTATGCTGGTGAAATCTCTGCCTTTGGCGATACTGTACGAATCATCAAAGAACCCGAAATTACTGTTTACCAGTATGAGCGTGGTGCTGATGTAACGCAGACTAAATTGACCGACCAAGAAGTAACTTTGGTTGTTGATACTGCTAACGCATTTAAGTTCATCGTTGATGATATTGAAACAAACATGTCGCATGTAAACTTCCGTGACGTAGCAACATCTTCTGCAGCTTACGCTTTGCGTGATGCTTTTGACGAAGGTGTAATTGCTGCTATGATCGCAGGCGTTTCTGCAGCAAGCCCGAACCACATTCTTGGTTCTGACAGCGCAACTGACCTTGCTGGTGGTACTTTTGACGGTACTGGTAACTTGGACATCGGTTTTGCTTCAGGCGAGCATGATCCTATTGACGTTCTTTCTCACATGGCCCGTCTTCTAGACGAAGCTAATGTTCCTGAAGAAGGTCGTTGGTTCTTGGCTAATCCAGAGTTCTACGAAGTCCTTGTACAAAGTTCTTCTAAGCTCTTGTCTGTTGACTACAATGCTGGTCAAGGCTCCATCCGTAATGGTTTGGTAAGCTCTGGTAAGCTGCGTGGATTTGACATGTACAAAACTAATAACATTGCTGCAACGTCTAACGCTGCTGGTCAATGTCTTGCTGGTCATATGTCTTCTACAGCTACGGCTCAGACTATTACTAGCACTGAGGTTATTCGTGACCCAGATAGTTTTGGTGACATTGTACGTGGTCTGCACGTATACGGTGCTAAAGTACTGAGATCAGATGCTCTGGTTTCAGCTTTCTACGGCATTGACTAAATAAGACTTGGGGGCCGTCAAAAGCCCCCTTTTCTTTTTACACAAAGGGATTAGATATGCCACAAATAGGAACCAACGATAAGCCTGTAATTTTTAGGAAAGCGATTGTCTCACCAGAAAGTCGTTTTCGTAAGGGTTTTGACAAGGATAAATATCAGGAAAACTATGATCGTATCTTTGGAGACAAGAAAGAAATAGATATAGCAAGAGAGACTTCTAAAACTTTTGATATGGAGCAAGACTGATGATGATGGATAAAAAGAAGATGTATAACATGGGTAGCAAAGTTAAATACAACAAAGGTGGATACGCTTCTATTGCTGATATGGAAAAGAAATGCGGAAGTAAAACTGCAAAGAAGACAAAGCGATGAAAGTAGACGCTCCTAAAGGTTACCATTGGATGAAGGTTGAGAAAGCCTATAAGATTATGAAAGATCCTAAAGATGGTTTTAAGCCGCACAAGGGTGCAAGTAAATCAGTTGATTTCCCGGTTCAAAGGACGCATAAAAAATAATGGCTACTACATTTCTTCAATTAACAAATGAACTGCTACGAGAGCTGAATGAGGTTGCACTTACTTCAGCTACGTTTGCTAATGCTATTGGTGTACAGCAACACGCTAAAGACTGCGTTAACAGAGCTTACCTAGATATTGTTAATGAAGAACCTCAATGGCCTTTTCTGTCTACGGGTGAAAGCGGTGAGACTGACCCTATGTACGGTAATGTGTACGTAGAGACTGTGGCAGGTACACGATGGTACGAGCTTAAACCTGCTTCTGATAATGTTACTACTGACTACGGTTATATTGATTGGGACAACTTCC